CACCAGCGGTTGTGAGCCAAACATCCAAGCGATGGCGGCGGCAGTGTTTACCGACGAGGTGAAACAGCAGTGGGCTGACAAGCTTGCCGCTGATGCTGCTGCTATGGCAACTGAGCCAGAATCTACGGCTACCGAAACTCCAACCGAGGCATAAGCGATGGCATCGTTCAGTTCAACCTACCCGAGCCAACGCCCGGTGTTTAGCCTAGACGCAGCTAATGCGGGTAGGCTGGACCCACGGATGACGTTCACCAGAGCCAGCACGGCAAACGTGTTCGATGGTTCTAAACACCTCTCCAGCGAAAACCTCATTGCTTACAGTAACCCAGTAACCAGTCAGTGGACGGAGACCAACACAGCAATCACGGTTAACTCAACCGCAGCACCTGACGGCACCAACACGGCGTCAAACGTGCTGGAGACTGCCGCCACTGGTTATCACGAGATACGTGAGACGTTCGCATGCACGAACGCAGTCTCACACACAGCTACATTCTACGCAAAAGCCAACGGACGAACGGTTGTTCGGTTTCTCCCACGCACTAGCTCTGGCGTCATCGCCAACGTGGAATTCACACTTTCGGGCGCGGGTTCTGAGTCGCTGATTAGTGGCACCGCCACCCGCTCAATTGCTGCTGTTGGCTCAGGCGGTTGGTATAAACTCACAGTCACGTTCACCGGCAACGCTACCGCAACTGGTGAGTTTCAAGTCAACATCTGCGAGTCTGCTGGCACTGACAGCTATGCGGGTGATGCCACTAAAGGCGTATACCTCTGGGGCGCACAAGTTGCTAGCACTGGCGAGATCGTTCTCAACGGAACCAGCGGCCAGATTCACCGCGAATATGCGCCATCGCTTGTTAGCAAATCAAACAACATCGGTCGCTTTGATTACAGCACTGATGGGCAATCAGCTGCTAAAGGAATTCTCATCGAGGGGCAGACCCAGAATCTCAACAGCTACAGTGAGGACTTTTCGCACGCCAACTACAACAAATTTGATGGCAGTATTGAGTCCAACGCAGCTATCGCCCCAGACGGTAATTTGACCGCAGACCTGTTTGTTGAAGACACCGGAACTAGTACTCACTACATCTCTAAAGCAGTGTCTACGGGACTGTCTGTCGGCTCGACTCAGTATGCAATTTCAGTTTACGCCAAATCTGCTGGTCGCAGCAAAATAAAGATGTATGACAACGGGCAAAGCACACCCGGCACCACAGTGTTCGACCTAGCAAACGGAACCGTGATTTCCGGTGCCGGAAACATTGAAGCCTGTGGCAACGGTTGGTATCGCTGTACCGTAATTCCAACAGCGGACTATGGCACCATTGGCACCCCAACAATCATGTTGGACAACGGCAGCGGCACCAACTATCAGGGGGATGGTTATTCAGGCGTTCTACTTTGGGGCTTACAACTAGAAACGGGTAACGGTTCTGGGACGACTCATTCCAGCAGTTACATCGGGACGACTTCCAGCACGGTGACGAGAGCCGCTGAGTCGTTATCAGTGGCTACCGCTGACATCGGATACACGGGTGGGCCTGTGACGGTTGTCGGTGAGGTGACAGGCGGTCAGGGTTACTACCCAACAATAATGCGTATGTCTGGCCCGCAAGACCGCCTAGTGCTTTACAAAGACAGTGCCACGGCAGCCAACGCGACCAACAACATCGCCTATGTGCAAGTTGGCAGCACGTTGACTGCTTCTGGTACCATTGCTGGCAGCTATGGTTCTACTAAAGTGGCTATAACGTCTGACACGGATAGGGTTGCATACACCGCTGATGGTGGGGCGGTGACCGTTGATACCAGCTCACCGGTTGTGTCGATAAACAACATGACAATTGGCGTGGGCAGCTCGTCTGGAACAGAGCTAAACGCAAACCTCAAGCGGCTTGTTATCTACGGTGAATCTATGTCTGACACCAACCTCCAAGCCCTGACCTCATAACAACTGACACTCAATCATATGTTCACAGACTACTACTTGAAATTCGCAGACAAGGCCGAGGCTGACTCAGTGCTTTACACGGAGGTGCCGATCGCTTGGGACAACAGCGACCCGGAGAACCCGGTCGTGACCGAAACCGAGCAGAGGCAGAATTACCGAAACACCGATGTGCTTCCTCTCGTGGTTGATGTGCCGGGGCAATACGATGAGGACGGGAGTGAGATCCGTCCACCTCAATACGCCCTCGGCTACCACGTCAACGTGCGTTGCCTCGACTCAGAGGACGGTGAGGCGCTGGAGGCTTACAAAGTCGATCCTGAACCCGTGACACCCGCCAGGGTGTGGGCCTGATGGCTAAGTCACCCAAAGCTTCAATGAAATGCGGCCAGGTCAAACGCTCCACGCGTCCTGGGAAGAAAATCATGAAGCTGTATTGCATGCCTGGTGGCAAGACCAAGCTGGTGCATGCAGGTGCCAAAGGCTACGGCAACAACTACAGCGATGCCGCTCGCAAGTCTTTCAAAGCACGTCACAAATGCAGTTCAGCCAAACCTGGCACTGCTCGACACTTAGCCTGCACTGAACTCTGGAAGTCTGGTGGCAGGAAGACCAGCAACCCTAAATCACGAAAAGGAAAATACTGATATGCCATACGTTAAGGGAAAGAAATACGCATACACCAAAGACGGAATGAAGAAGGCCAAGAAGGCTGCAAAGAAAGCAGGTTCCAAGGTCATCTACCGCAAGCGCAGGTGAGCAAACCAAAACCAACCAACCCTTCTCTCTGGGCCAAGGCCCAGGCTGAAGCCAAGAGGAAGTTCAAGGTTCACCCTAGTGCTTACTCAAACAGCTATGCTTCCAAGCGATACAAGGAGATGGGAGGTCGTTGGAAGGGTGGAAACAACAAGGTGCGATGAAACGTGGTGGTCTAGGTAAGTGGCACGATCAGAAGTGGACCGACGCTAAGACGGGCAAGCCATGTGGTCGCAAAGAGGGCGAGAAACGGAAATACCCTGCCTGTAGGCCCAAGGCCGTAGCCAGCAAGATTTCTAAGAAAGAGGCAGGCAAGAAAAAGGGGAGGGCCAGGGTCAACTGGTCTGTAACCGCTTCAGGCAGGAAGCGCAAAAATGGCAAGTGAACTTGGTGATGCAGTCAGGTGTCTTTGTATTGGGGCTATCGGGTTTTCTGTTAGTTGGGCTGAAGGCATTGAAGAGTGGGCGAGGATAGGGATCGCCTTAGCGACGGTCGGATACATGACAGGAAAATGCGTCGTGGTCTGGTCAAAAATTATAAGAGGAAGCGAAGATGAAGAAGTTGATTGAGATGGCATTCTTTGTAAGTGCCGTTTATTTTTTAAGCGGTTGCTCGCACTGGGAAAGAATCGCTGACACGGTATATGAACCGGTCACGGTGACAAACACCCTAAACACAGCAGAAGGCCCAGTGTCCCTCGTCACAACTAATGGCTGGGTGGTTAAGCCTAAGGTTCAAACTGCTGTAGGCCTTGCGGGAGACCTTGCTCCAACCCCTTACGGATCTTTAGCGGCTAACGCTTTGCTGGCAGCTTTGGGAGTCCTAGCTCATGTCAGGTCCAAGAAATGGCGCAACGCAGCAGTCTCAGCAGTGGACGCAGCTCAAGAATTCAAGACTGAACTTGGGAGGCTAGACTCTTCAGCAGCACAAGCGGTCAAAGCTAAGGTTAGGACACAGCAGAAAATAAAAGGGACCCAGCCCATGATCCAAAAGGCCTTAGATATCCTGGGCAAATGATTTATGAAGCGAGCATGTCTGAGGGGGGTTGTAGATGGCTTTTCATCCTACAGCCTACATTTATTCCGAGTGGCAGAGGGTCTGGCCAAACTGGGTCGATACACAACAATTTATCCTGTATCGGCTGAGTTCGGGAGAGGCCCTATACCAAAACTGATCAGGGATTCCCTGGTCAATCAGCCCCAACTGGAGGACTGGCAAATGATCATCCATTGTCCGTCCTTTTCCCCCAGAGGGGACAAGAGGACTGTTTACAACACCATGTGGGAGACCTCTAGGTTGAACAAGGATGGTGTGATTAATCTGAATAGCTCAGATCTGGTTGTGGTGCCTAGTGCATTCAATCAGATTTGTTTTAACGCTCAGGGGGTCAAGAGGCCCATGGTCAAGGTCCCCATGGGTATAGATACAGAGATGTATCGATACACCCCTCCTGTGAAGAAAGATGTTTACATCTTCGGAACTGCTGGAAGGACTTTTGCTGGGGGCTGTAGGAAGGGTTTGCCTGAAGTAGTTGATGCCTGGAAGAAGGCATTCCCCAAAAGCAGGAAAGACGTAAGGCTATTGGTTAAGTGTCATCCTGATGACCCAGACATCGACATTGATGATCCCAGGATCAAGTTCAAGAAGGAGTTCTGGACTCGCAAGCAACTGGCTGACTGGTATGCAAACATTGATTGCTTTGTCAGTGGATCAAAAGGTGAGGGCTGGGGGTTGCATCAGCATGAGGCGATGGCCACGGGCAGAAGCGTCATCGCTGTTAACTACGGTGGGATAACTGAGTTTTTTGACGAAGGCGTTGGATACCCAGTTGACTATGATTTGCAAGAGTCAGACGGGCATTATGACAACAGAGGTTTATGGGCTATAGCAAGACAAGCCAGTCTTGTTGATAGAATGCGAGAGGTATACAGTAACCGAAGGTCCGACAGGGAGCTAAAGGCGTCTGAGAGGGGTATGAAATTAAACTGGGATCATAGCAATCAGATCCTGGACAAGGTCCTGCAAAAGGCAGGGTTCTACCATTGAGGCAGCATAGGACATACACTCAGAACGATGACGCTCCAATTACTGATGGCGACAATGGCTTTGTCGGTGTTGACATGCGGACTAGCCCTCATCTTCTGGCCCCAGGAATGGTCGCCGACGCTCGCAATGCAAGATTCCGATTTGGAGTTGCAGAACCCAGAAAAGGCGTCACGCCCGTAACGTGGGGCAATCTTACGGATGCCTGGGAGTGGCCAATTAATTGGGATGAAGGGGACATCGATTTTCGTGGCTTTCTCAGGGGTAATCTTGGAGATGTGTATGGTGTCGGTGTCTGGAATGACCCAAACGGAGTTGATTGGGTCCTAGTCGCCACCAGTGTAGACGACACAAATATTCTGCTGTATAGAATCAGGCCGGGGAACACTGCTGTCAGAGTTAAGTGTGCAGTTGACCTCACCGTTCCACCAACTCTTTACCAAGACGCTAACACGGAGGATATATTTTGGTTCACCCAAGCCTTCGATAAGTGCATCCTTTCCAGGGGAGACTCTGCCTCCCATTTGGTTTTAAGTAATTTTGAAGAAGGTTTTATTGAGGCCCCAGCGGCGTCTGGCGCGGGTGGGACGGAGAACATACCTAATGCAAAGTCCACCCTCTTTTTCCAGAATCGCCTGCTCGTTCCTCACAAACCTGCTCTGGGTTACAAGGCTGACCATGTCGCGGTTTCGGACATACTTGATTATACGTCGTATGACCCGGTCTATTCTTCG